TGAACTACGGTATGGAGAGGTTTTTTGGGTATCAGATTACCGAAGACGTTTCAGACAGTCCTGCCCTTCAGCCGGAGTTACGAGATGCAGCCGCATATTACTCTTCTCTAGTCAATACGGGAATTATAACTCCGAACGAGGCGAGAGAAGCTTTAAATTATGATGATATTTTTGGAGCGGGAGAACTAAGAGTTCCTGCCAATATTGCGGGGTCTGCCGCCAACCCTTCAGAGGGTGGAAGACCGGAACAGGAGGAAGACAGTGGCGAAGAATAAAAAGCAGATTCTAGAAAGTATATTAGATTTTTTTATAGAAGAAGGCCGAGTACTAACTAAAAGAGAGTATGCGGCTCTAGGACATTCAGCTCCCTTGCACTACAGGTTGATCAAAAGAACTTTCAATAGTAGAGACTACCACATGGTCTTAAAGATGTGCGAGAGAGATTTTAGAGCTAAGTGGAATTCTATCGGCAAGGTAGATAAAGAACCTGTTAAAGAACCTGTTAAAGAACCTGTTAAAGAACCGGTTCAGGAGTGGGGGGACGAACTTAGCCCTCTCGAAAGACTGAGGCAAGAGAGCGATGGATAAAATTTTTCACATTGGTTCCACCTTTAAGTCATTTACAGAAGATGACGACTTGTTTATTGCGGGTTTTGCCAGCACAAACAATATGGACAGAGTGGGCGACATTGTAGAGACAGAAGCGTGGACTAAAGGCGGTCTGGACAACTACACTAACAATCCTATTATTTTATTTAATCATGACTATAATCAACCTATTGGCCGCGCTGTTGGCTTGAAGACTGGAGATAATGGTCTCGAACTGAAGGCAAAGATTGCAAAATCTGCCGGACAGGTAGGTGAATTGATTAAAGAGGGCATCCTTGGAGCATTTTCCGTTGGTTTTCGAGTCAAGGATGCTGAATATATGACCGAAACTGACGGATATAAGATCAAGGATGCAGAACTACTGGAAGTTTCAGTAGTAGCGGTGCCTGCTAATCAGGCTGCAACCTTTTCTATAGCGAAATCTTTTAACTCTATGGAAGAGTATGAAGACTTTAAACTATCTTTTAAACAGGATGAACCTTCTATTTCTGAAGAGATTCAGACGGAAGAGGATTCCATGCCTAATGACTTATCGCAAGTCGAAGCAAAGGAGAAAACTATGAGCGATATTGATATCGACGCGATTGTATCCGCTGCTGTTGAAAAGACTGCTGCGGCAATGGCAATGAAAGAAGCCGAGCGTAAAGCTGAAGAGAAGGCTGCTGCTGAAGCAGAGCAAAAAGCCGCTGCTGAAGCTGACGCACAAAAAAGTGCTGAAGAAGAGCGCGTTCGCGTTGCTGTTCAAACTGGCGCTGAAAAGCTTCTGGAAGACGTTGAAAAGCGTTTTGCCGATAAAGATGCAGACCACATGCAAATGGTGGCAGACCTGCAAAAAGAGCTGGCTGAAAAGTCAGAAGAAATTGAGAAGATTCGAAATTCTAAGCGTGTATTTGCTGATCGGGGAGAAGTTAAGAGCTTCACCGAAAGTCACGCCCAAGAAATCACAGACGCACATATTCTAGGTGTTGTTACTCAAAAAGGTTGGGAAACAGGCTATGCTAAGTCGCTGTTTGAGAAAGCAGTAAACGATAATACTTCTGTTGAAGTTGATTCCTTGAGCGTTGAAGCTTTTGAAACAACGGTTTCTACAGAGGTTCAGAGAGATATTGAGCTTGAGCTTGTTATCGACCCTCTGTTCCGTAAAATCCAGATGAACTCAGCTGCAATGGCAATGCCTCTGATGCCTGATGCCGGTTACGCCGAATTCTTGGCTACTGGTAGCACTGCTGGTCGTGGCTCGGGTACTGCTTTCAAAGGTAACTTGGAAAGCCGTGATGACACTGCTGGTTCACCTTATCCAGGCATCGACATGGGCTCTAAGGTGCTTACCGTTAAGAAGATCGTTTCTAACACGTATCTTGCTAATGAAGTAGAAGAAGATGCTATTATGCCTGTTCTTCCTCTGATTCGTGAAGCCATGGTTCGTGCACACGCACGAGCTATTGAAAACGCTTTGCTTCTTGGCACCACGGGTGCTGGTGGCGCAGGTTCTTTCTCAGGTCTAGTAGAGCTGGGCGGAAACGACGTTGACTTCGGTTCAGCTGGCGAAACTGCTGCTGGACAAATCACAGCAGCTAACCTGCTTGATATGCGTCAAAGCATGGGTAAGTATGGTCGTCGTCCTGGAGATGTTGTTTATATCGTATCTTTGGATGCTTACTATGACTTGCTTGATGATCCTGAGTTCCAAGATGTTAACATCGTTGGCTCCGAGCGCGCTACTAAGATTAGTGGTGAAATCGGTCAGGTCTACGGCTCACCCGTTATTGTTTGTGACGAGTTTCCCGCCAAAGCCAATGGAGCTTACTGGGGTGTAGCTGTTAATCCTCGTAACTTTATTGTTCCTGTTCTTCGTGGTGTAACCATTGAACAAGACTACGAAGTTGCTAATCAACAGCGAGTTCTCGTAGCATCTCAGCGTCGCGGTTTCGACCTGATGTTTGCTAACGATGCGGGTGCTGGTGACTACAACGCAGTTGGCGGTACTTGGTAATACTGGGTTAGTGAGCTTTAGGGCTACGGCATAGCTGTAGCCCTTGAGCCGCCCAAGTCTAGAGAGGCATAATGGCAGACTTAATTACACTCGATGATTATAAGATATTAGAGGGGATAAACTCGACTCAATATGATGAAAAGTTTGAGACTCTAATTACTGCCGTGAGTGCTCTTGTTCGGAACTATACTGGACAAGATTTTGACACTTACAATGCCTCTCCAGGCATTACCGAGACTTTCAACTTACGTTGGGAATCTGATACTGTGGAACTGAGCTTCGGCCCAGTTCTACAGATTCAGAACGTCTATGAGAGAACAGCTCAATCTTCTGGTTATGAAGAGCTGTTCTCTGATGGAGCGGGAAGCCCAGCTTCTTATGACTATGTTTTAGAAACTCCTTGTTTTCTAATTCGCACCACCGATACTGGGTATAAAAACTGGCCCAAAGGCATTGGTGCAGTAAAAGTCACATATACCGCGGGATATGCCACGGTACCAAAAGACCTAGAGTTAGCTGTAGCTGACATTGTTACCTACTATCATAACAATGAGCAGAAGCAACGACAAAGTATTGCTTCAGCTACTCGGGAAGGCGCACCGGCATCTGCTATTCGTAACGATCCAGGTTTTCCAGACCACATTCGCCGTGTTCTGGATCTGTATCGGAATATCTAGTGAGTAAATCAACCCAATTAGCTCTATTACAATCAATCAGAGATAAATTATCAGTTAGAGCAGAAATATTTAGGGTTGCAGAATCTGATAAAAAGTACACTACCTTTACCATGTTAGGTAGAAATATAAAAGAAGCTATAAGAGCAAGACTTTATAAAAAGCTAGGACCAGAATTAGAAAAATATAGTGGAGCAAAGGGTAAATCAAAATCCGATAAAGAAGTATTAAGCTCAGAAGATATAAATAATATAGTAAAAAGCTTAAACTCCCCCATAAAAACATCCATAAACAACACTAAAAAACAAATGCAAGCTGTCGCTTCCAGAGAAGGTTCTTTAGTAAAAGTGTTTAACGCGAGAGGGGGGTTTACAGTAATAGCAGAGGCTAAAAATGATAGAAGTAACTATGATTTAATTAAAAGAAATTACGATAAACTTATAGTTAATCTATCACAAATAACAGCTGATAAGATATCAAAGTATCTAACAGAAAAAGGTATAGAATTAAAAGAAGAAGATATACAAAGAGACTTTAGCTCGGGCAGGATATTCGCCCTAGAACACTCCGAGGATGGCGGAGTATCCGAAACACAAGCATTAGCCGCAATAGAAGAAGCTGTAGACGCGAATGCAGAAAAATTGCTAAAGGAATTGGGCGATTCTAATATTAATAACAAAGCAGATCTGACGGCTGAAGTAATAAAATTTTTAGTAGAGTCAGACGAAGGAGTCACTATAGAATCTATAAGGGACCCTCAGTTAGGAACGCAAAAAATAAAGCTATTTTTGGGTTCTTTTGTTAGCAATTCTATTTCAGGCGGTAAGAGTGGAGCGAGAAGAGCAAAACTAGAAAAAACTATAGAAAGACTTTTAGAAGAAAATGCTTTAATATTTGCTAATTCAGAGGGATCAGATAGTTTATTAGAGGCCAGTAGAAAAAGAATTGGTAAAGAGGGTCTAAAGCCCCTTATAGAGGTAGACAAAAAACATAAAACTGTAAAAATACTTGAGCAGGAGGACTACGGAATAGACGGCAAAAGAACTCCTGTTGTTTCAAAAGATAAAGACAAGACAGGAACTCAAAGGGCAAAAACAAAAAAAGCTAAACTAAAACCTGTAAAAATAGGGGTCTCTAATTCTAAGAACCCAGCTGAAAATCTTTTAAACTTACAGGCTCTACTAAATGCTAAACTGCCAAATGTTGTTAGAAAGAATATGGGATACCCGGCACTAATAAACAGAACAGGAACATTTGCATCTAGCGTTAAAGTAACTGACATTATAAAAACCAGAAAAGGATTTCCTAGTGTTGGTTATACGTACGATAAGAATCCTTACCAAGTTTTTGAGCAGGGGGCTGGAAAAACTCCTTGGTCTAGTTCAGATAGAGACCCAAGAAAATTAATTGATAGGTCTATTAGAGAAGTAGCAGCAGAATTGGCTCTAGGAAGGTTCTTTACTAGGAGAACATAATGTCTAACAGATCATATACTTCTAGAAGAATGTCTATTGTTGATGCTCTTGTTACAAAGATTAAAGGAATAAATGGCAACACCCCCTATAGAACTAACCTTTATAACAATGTTGAAAATAGGTTATTGTTCTGGGATGAGGTACAGGATTTTCCAGCAGTTCATTTAAGTGCCGGTTCAGAAACTAGAGAGTACCAAGGCGGGGGCTATAAAGATAGATTTTTAAGCCTAACTATAAGAGTATATGTTCAGGAAGAAGATGCTATGTCAGCATTAGAAGTTCTTTTTGAGGACGTAGAAACAGTCTTAGAGGATAATTCTAGGTTGTTGTATAAAGATCGTGACAATAATGATCAATATACGCATCAGATTAGTATTTTGAGTATAAGCTCCGACGAGGGGGCTCTAGAGCCTTTAGGAGTTGGTGAAATAATCTGCGATGTAAGATATTAGCAGATTAAGCTGGGAACTGCAGGAAGTAAAGGCTTCAAAGCAGTCCCAACGGAGAAACTAAATGGCATTACAATTTACACGTAACGCAAAAATATACATTGAGCTGGGTTCTGACATTTGGCAGGTTCCTGTATTGGACGGCTTTTCTTTTACCCAAGCAATCAATGCTTCAGAGATTACAATCAATGAAGCCGGAGAAACCTCTCGTAGAGCAAGGCTGTTATTTAATGATAATCTAGCTCCAGTTGACTGGTCTTTTAGCACCTATGTTAGACCGTTTGAAACTGCTGGAGGAGGAAGTCCTGGCGACGGAACTTGGGCAGATACCGCAGGTAATGTGCACGCTGTAGAGGAGGTTTTGTGGGCTATGCTGGCTGGTGCAGACACTTTTACAGACGGTACTGGACAGTGGCAGGGAAATTCCGGCACCACCAACGTCAATACCCACGTAAATGGTGCTACCAATATTTTTAACTTTAACGCGTCAAACGTTTCAAAGTTTAGTGATAGTTTCAATATTTACTTCTCTTTTGAAGATGGCTCAAATATCCAAGTTTATAAGATTACTCAGGCAGTTGTAAATAGTGCAACTATTGACTTTGATATTGATGGTATCGCAACTATTCAGTGGTCTGGTTTTGGAAAGCAGGTAGTAGATGAAAAAACAACTGTACCCACCAGAACTATTTACGAAGCACTTACAAACACTTCAAACTTCATTCGCAATAGAATTTCTACGGTTGAATTAATTCGAACAGACTTGTTACTTGGTTCTCCCGGTGCTGGAGATACTTCTCCTGCGGAGTCTCCCATCGCAGACACCTATACAATTATTCTGACTGGAGGAAGTATTACCATAGAGAACAACCTTACTTATTTGGTTCCTGAAGAACTTGGTTTGGTAAATGTTCCTTTGGCTAACGTTACAGGTCCCAGATCTATTTCAGGGAATATTACTTGTTACTTAGATAATGACCAAGCAAATGATAAATCAGGAGAATTGTTTGCAGATCTAGTGGCTGATACTAGCACTGTTCGTAATGTATTCAATATGGCAGTAAACGTTGGAGGCACTGGCACTCCTTCTGTAGCTTTCGATCTTCCTACAGCTCACTTAGAAGTTCCTGTAATTAACGTTGAAGACTTGCTCACTCTTGATGTTACATTCCACGGACAAGTAGCTGATGGTAACGTAGATAACACTGACGAAGCAACAATTATCTATAGGGCATAACACCTAGGAAAAAATAGTTCTTGACACTGAGGTGCTCCAGTGTTATACTATAAAAATCGTGGGGGGAGCTACGGCTCCCCTATTTTTACTTAGAATAAAAAAGGTTTTACAATGAGCGATGTTTCACTAAAAACTCTTATGAAAGAGTCTAAAACTGTTGGAATTGATTTTCCTGGTATGCCGGGATTTAATATTTCCCTCTGCTACCTTGGAAGGGCAGAACTTTTAAAGTTACGTAAACGATGCGTTTCAACAAAGTTTGACAGAAAAACTAGACAACCTGAAGAGGTTCTTGATGAAGATAAGTTTTTAGTAGAATATGTGGCCGCTGTAATTAAAGGTTGGTCCGGCCTAAAGATGTCATACTTAGAAGAGCTTCTGTTAGTTGATACTGATGGTGTGGACCCCGATACCGAATTGACCTACAGTTTAGAAGATGCAGAGTTACTTATGCGTAACTCGTCCACTTTTGATGAGTGGGTAACAGACACTGTAGGTGACTTGGAAAATTTTACGAAGAGCAAGTAGAGGCTTGCTTAGAACTTATTGATAAGTCTGTAAAACAAGAACAAACAATATCGGTAGAAAAATATCTCGCCATGTGCGAGCAACTCGGGCAAGAGCCCGATCCCGCCAAAATGCCAGTATCTCTGGATAGTTTTCCCGAAGAAGTTCAATGGGCTTTTGTACTGTTTAACCACCTGCCTGATAGGTGGGAAGGCATGTCCGGAAGTTACTTAGGAAAAGACTGGTCTTCTATACAATTTTTTGTAGACCTTTATGAAATAGAAGACCCAAAAACAGTAGTATTTTTTACATCAAAAATAGAGTCTGTATATTCCAAACATATGGCTGATAAGCAAGAGCAGCAACGTAAAGCTGCCGAGAGAAAAGCCAACGCAGGCAAATTTGCCCATAACGTGAAAGTGTAATGCCCAAGAATGTAATAGAATTTACAGTTATAACAAATGATAATGGTTCAACCAAGATCGTAGCTAGTTCTATGGACAAGTTGAGCGCCGAAATAGATAGTGCTGCAACTAAGACCGACAAGCTAAAGAAAAAGACGGGCGAATTAGATCGTAACTTAAAGGGTACCGCAGGTATTACTAGTAATACCACCAAAGGTTTTTCCAAAATGTCTCAGGGCATGGGCGGTCTTGTATCTGTCTATGCAGGTCTAGCCGCCAATGTATTTGCATTATCAGCAGCATTTAACTTTTTCAAAAGAGCAGCAGATGTAGATAACTTAGCAAGGTCTCAACAAGAGTTCGCAGCCACTACAGGCTCCTCTCTAGCTTCTGTAACTTCTTCTCTAAGAGAGGCTTCTGGACAGCTTTTGACTTTTCAAGAAGCGGCCTCCGCCACCGCTGTAGGTTTGGCTAAAGGTTTCTCTCCCCAGGTTTTAGAAAACTTGGCTGAAGGTGCTAGAAAGGCTTCGACTGCTTTGGGTAGAGATTTTGCAGATTCTTTTGATAGACTTGTTCGAGGTGTTTCTAAGGCTGAGCCAGAGCTATTGGACGAATTAGGTATAACACTAAGGCTTGAGGACGCCACTAGAAGATATGCCGCAAGTATAGGAAAAGCTAGCAAAGACTTGACTACTTATGAACGGTCACAGGCAGTAGCTGTAGAAACTCAAAGACAGTTAAATGAGTTGTTTGGAGATGTTACTCCCCAGGACAATCAGTTTATCAAGCTAGCTACTACTTTTGATGATCTACTAAAAACCGTGCAAAGCGGTATACTGCCAGTTTTCACAGCATTAGCTTCAGTTATAAATAATAATTTTGGAAGTGCCGTAATATTATTTGGTGGGTTAGCAGCAGCAGTTGCAAAAACTGTTTTGCCAATAGATGATCTTAAGAAAAATCTTGAAGATACCTTTGGAAACGCTAGCAGAGCTTTCGAGCAGGCAAAAGATGAGCTAGGAGGGCTTACTGACGCTTTTAAAGACGGCCAAAAAGCTCAGAAAAGCGCATTTAAAGGGCTTCAGAATTCTTTAAAGGGCTTTGAAGGAACCTCAAAATCAATTGATAAAATACTGGCTGGAGATACATCTACCAAAGCTTTTAAGGATTTAGAGAGAAGTGTAGTATCCGGACTTAAAAATATAGATGCGGAAGGCAAAGCTACTACTGGAAAGTTCAAAGGATACGAAAAAGAAAAACTACTTGCTGTACAAACCGCAATGACACAAGTAGTGGCCGCAAACCAAATCGCTTCTAAAACCTCTCTCACCGTATGGCAGAGGTTTGGATTAGGTTTTCGAGTGGTTATGACAGGTATAAAGACAGCAGCCGTAGGGGCTGTTTCAAAGATTGGAGGAATATTTGGAGGAATAGGAAAAATTCTTTCCAAAGCGTTCGCTCCCATAGCCATAATTACTAGCTTTATATTAGTAAAAGACTTTCTAAAGGAATTTCAACAGAATATTTTCGATATAGCAGTATCCACCCTTAAATTTATAGATAGAACAGTTAATGCTGTATCCTCATTTTTTGGTGTTGAACAACCAATCTCAAACTTGGCAGAGGCTTTTAAAAATAGCGGTACTGGAGAGTACCTACTAGGCGTACAAGAGTCAGCTAGAGAGCAAAAGTCTTTAAATGACTTAATAGAAAAGACCGAAGAAGGATTAAAGAAGGCCGTTGATGAGGCAATGAACTTAAAAACGGCTTTTGATAACGCTGAAACCGGATCAAAAGTATTGAGCGTAACTTTAAATGGCCTTTCTACCTCTCCTATACCGGGTTTAGCCAAAAACTTAGCTGAAATAGAAGATAAGGGTGGAGACATATCTACTCAGTTTAAAAAATTACAAAAGCTTGTTAAAGATTCGGGTCCCGCAGCAGCTCCTTTTGTTAAGGCTTTAGAGCAGGCAAGAGGTGATGCACAGCTGACCGCAGAAGCTTTGAAAGGGGTTCAGGAAAATGCTCTTAAAGCACAAGCAGAGCAAAAAGCTGCCTCAGAAGCCGCAAATGATCTTACTAGAAGTTTAACAGAGGGTAAGTTTAGTGCCGAAGAAACTTTAGGGGCTATAGAAAAGCTTAGATTTCAACTACAGTCAGCCAAAGACGCCACCAAAGATGTGGTGGGAGAAACAGAAGCCTACTCAGAAACATTAGAAAGTATTACTGGTAGATCAAACATACAGGAGTTGGAGAAAGGCCTTAGAGATATTCTAGATACCCAAGCTGAATTAACCGCAAAGACTCAGCAATACGCATTAGAGCAAAAAAAGCTTGCTAAACTTGGACCTGTAACTAAAAAGTTTGCACAAGCTAATTTGAAGATTCTGCAAATGGATCTAGACCTACAAAAAGAGAAAATTAATGCTAATCTATTAGAGCTTCAGCTTTCTACGGCTACGGACAGAGTACAAATAAGAGCTGCAGCCACAAGACTTGCCTTACAGCAACAAAACATAAAAGCTTTAGAAGAGTCCATAGATTTATACAGAGTAGCAAACAATGATTTAGGTTTATTAGCGAAGTCTGCCAGAGATGCATTAGAGACAGAACTTTCTGGCGCTATAGAGAACTTTATACTTGGAAACGAGACCAGTATAAAAGATGCTTTACTAAAGCTTACTTTAGGTGTTGGAAAAGCTCTTACAAAGCAGTTATCAGACATAGCAACAAACTTTATAATTACCGATGTATTTGGAATAGAGGATCCTTCTATTACTGCGGCCAAGAGGGTGGAGAAGAGTGGGGCGGATTTAACTAATAGAATAAACGCTTTGATTGAGAACAGAGATGCTGCGCTTAGAAAACAAGACGAAATAAGTAAGGCAGCTATTGAAGCTAGAGAGGCTGCTGACAAGGCCGCTACAGAGCAGTTAAAAACTGTTCTTGAAGAGTCTTTTGAGTCGGGTGCTATGGCTTTACAAAGGGTATTTGATAATACTGATTTGCCTGACAGGCTACGACAGGCCCTTAATCCTCAAAGTCCCGCAGAAGTGGCCTCAGAAGGACCAAAACTTATTCCCGATGGAGCAGAGGGCTCCGCTTTTACAAAAGATGGAGCAGCTAGATTGGACAGCGGTTTAAGTTTCCAAGAGTATGAGCAGCAGAGAAGATTAAGAGAACAAAAAGTATTAGAAGAAGGATCAGAATGGGTAGTAGAGTTATGGAACAAAGTTAAAACCAAGATCCAAGAAATAAATACTGAGTTAGAAAGAAGGGAGGCTAAATTTCAAGCCAGTCGTTTACCTATTGGAGATTTAGGAGGAGCAGGCGTTCTTGCCCCTTCTGAGCCAGAAGCCAGTATGATTGAGACAAGCTCTGATGAGGGGCCACTAAGTTCCTTAAATGCCACAGGGGCAGAGACAAATACTCAATTAGGACGAATTCTTCAAATCTCTGGAGAGCAGAAAGCAGAATCAGTTAAGCAAGCAGCCCAAGCTAATACAAAAGCAGAAGAGCAGAAAATGGCTGTGGAAAGACAAACAACTGCTATAAGTCAAGTTACTGTAGAGGGTGCAGGAAAAATTTGTGAGTGTATAAATGCCGCCACGGATAGGCTTATAGAATCAATGTCCGCAAAGTCAGAAGAAGAGCCATTAAAAGGACTTTTTGAGGAAAAGCCCGAAATAGACGAAAAGCTAGCTTCTCAAGGACTACAAAACAGAGAAACTGGGGAGCTTTTGCAGGGTCCCCCTCTTCCAGGAACCGGATCAACCCCTATAGGCGATCAAGCTCAGGCTGCTGCCGGTGCACAGGGATCAGGATTCTTCTCAAAAATAAAAGGAGTATTCGGAGGATTTAGTAAGAAAATCGGCGGATTGTTTTCCAAAGAAGGGGGCTTCTTAAAAGGATTCGGAGATATATTTAAGGGAGGCTTAGAAGGATTCGGAGGTTTGTTCGATGGAATCTTAGGCCAGTTCGGGGGACTCTTCCAAGGACTTCTTGGCGGTGGTGGAGGCGGAGGAGGTCTAGGTGGCATAAGCTCTCTGCTGAGTTTCATACCCGGAGTAGGCCCAATACTGGGCGGTATAGCTGGATTGTTTGGTTTTGCAAATGGAGGTTATACCGGAGGCTTCAGAGGATTGGCAGAGGGTGGAGTAGTCACAAAACCAACCCTTGGTCTTATAGGTGAAGGAAAGTCAAACGAAGCGGTAGTTCCTCTTCCAGACGGAAAAAGAATACCTGTAGACATGGCGGGAACCAATCAACAGCAAAATAATGTTTCTGTAAATATAAATATGGCAGCAGGGGAAGGGTCTTCTCAAACAGAAGATTCTTCTGGAGCTAATTCGGCCCTGCTAGGAAGACTTATTGCTGGCGCTGTTCAAAGAGAGTT